CTAGATTTGTAGCTAGTTCTACGTGGTTTATTTTTATGTATTGCATTATTGTTTTATTTTTAAATTATGTACCATTTGTTGCACATCATCAATTTGATTGAGTGCTATCATAACTTCTGTGTTATATTGTGTTATGGTTTTTAGTTCATCATACGACATAGTTACAAGTGTAGCTGCATTGTTACCTAGCTTGTAAGAGCCTTCGCCTGCTCCCCTTTCTTTAAGGAACGTTTTTTTAACCTCTATGCTCTCTTTCATTACGACCGCATAAACTTCATCTAGTAATAGATGTATTCTTTTGTTTTCCATTTTATTTATTTTTAGTGTTTAATTTATTTTCTAATTCTTCAATATAATCCATAAAGGCTTTTACATAATATTTTTTATCAGTGGTTAATTCTTCAAGTATTCCACTATTAAAGTAATTAAATCCATCATCTACTTTGTCTATCAGTTTTTTATCCATTTTATTTATTAATTAATTTATATAAAGACATCGCATCCTCCATTCTCCCATTCCTCAACGAAAGAGAATATCTCCTCTATCTCGTGGGTGCTTTTGTTGAATGTTTTTGACTTGTCTAATTGTTCTACTCCTTCAAAAACTACTATTGGAGTAATATCCATTCCGTTGTTGAAATGTATTTCGATGTTTGTTTTTTGGTGTGTGTCCATTTTATTTATTTAGTTCAGGTAAATTGTTATGTAATCGTTCCATTTCCGCATAGTCTGTTATGTCTTCTACGCTCTCTATGTTTAAAGGGTGGTGGTCTTTAGCATACATTTTCAAATCATCTTGAATATAGTGGTGTGCATTTAGCATCATATCCTCTTCAGTCTGTCCTGATATATGGCTTAAAATTATTGTTACTTTAAATTCCATTTTGTTTGTTTTAAATTTATAATCTGTTTCATCGTTTTCGAATCTTCAGTCGAGATACACATCTCGATACAGATAGGGAGAAGATGACAAAAACTTCTCCCCATTAACAAGGCTATCTTAAGACCTCATCTTCTGTAAAACTTGCATTGCATTCTTCACAATAATACTTAGAGTTGCTTACCTCTGCCGTGTCTTCCACTAATTCAGTGATACAAGTACAACAATACTTCGTTTCTTCCTCATCAGCTATTTCCTCCATAAATTTGACGCTTGCAAATAAATTATTGTATTGTTCATTATATCTAGGCACCATTTTATAAGGGTTGTAGGTATAGTTATTATAATCTATTCTTGGTCTTTTTGGCTTGTCCAGAGTATAGTCGCTTATACATTTAGTATTTGGATTAAAACT